GTAGAAATTGGTGGTTTCCAAGGCAACGCCAATAACATGAACGGTAGTGTGGGTGTTGCTTTGATATATAATAGAGTATTAAGTGATACTGAGATATATCAGATACGCACATACTATTCATCTAGATTTACCAACTTATATTAATATGAATGAATTGAATAAAAATTTATCCGAATTACTTGATGTGACACCGATACCAGAAGAAAAGAAAGAAAGACTTCCTACGGTATCTGCCAGTTATAATAAACCTGATATTGAATCAGACTTAACGGACGCATATCAACAATCTAAAGAGAACCTTCAAGGTATTATTGACCAAGGCCACGAAGCCATGGAGGAGATTCTCAACATCGCCAAAGCAGGACAACACCCAAGAGCATTTGAAGTCTACGGAACACTACTTAAAAATATGGTGGATGCAAACAAGGAACTTCTAAACATCCAAAAACAAATGCGTGAGATGGACAAAAAGAAAGAAGTCAATAACACCACAATTGACAAAGCAATTTTTGTTGGTTCTACTGCTGACCTAGGTAAGTTACTCAAAGATAATGGCAAATAAACAAACCTATCGTGATAATTTATTACTCAAAAGAGTAGGAGTAAAACAAAGTTATACTCAAGAGCAGTTTGATGAGTATGTCAAATGTGCTCAGGATCCTATTTACTTTACCAAATACATTAAAATTATTACACTAGATGAAGGTCTAGTTCCATTTGAAATGTATGACTTTCAGAAGGACATGATAAGTAAATTCCATGAAAATCGTTTTGTTATTGTTAAATGTCCTCGTCAGGTCGGTAAAACTACTACTGCGGTTGCATATCTTCTTTGGACTATTCTTTTTAAAGATTCACAAACGATTGCGGTTCTTGCAAACCGTTCTAAAACTGCCATTGGTATTCTTGGTAAATTACAATTGGCCTATGAGAACCTTCCACAATGGATCCAGCAAGGCGTGGTTGAGTGGAACAAATCTCGTATAGAACTAGAGAACGGATCAGTTATTATTGCGGACTCGACTTCCTCCGCAGCGTCCCGTTCAGGATCTTTTAACATTGTATTCTTAGACGAATTTGCTTTCGTACCATCTAATATTGCCTCAGAGTTTATTACCTCAGTTTATCCTGTGATTACTGCTGGTACTAAAACCAAGATTCTGATGGTGTCTACCCCAAACGGTATGAATCTGTTCTACAAATATTGGAATGATGCGGTCAACAAGCGAAACAACTATGTTCCGTTTGAAATTCATTGGTCACAAGTTCCTGGTCGTGATGAAGATTGGAAAGAAGAAACGATTAAGAACACTTCTGAACATCAATTCAGACAAGAGTTTGAAACGGAATTCTTAGGTTCTACCAATACCCTTATTTCTGGAACAAAACTTCAACAGATGGCATATCAGCAACCTATCGCTGAGCATGAGATGTTGAAGATTTATAAACAACCAATCAAAGGTGATAAACCTCACCTGTATGGTATGTTCGTGGATGTGTCAGAAGGCAAAGGATTAGATTCTTCTACATTCTCGGTGATTGATTTAACTACAATGCCATATGAACAGGTGGCAACTTATAAGAGTTCTTCAGTTTCACCGCTATTGTTTCCAACTTATATTCACGATGCAGCTAGATTGTATAATGATGCGTATGTTTTAGTAGAAGTCAACAATACTCCACAGGTTGCCGATATTCTACACCAAGACCTTGAATACGAAAATTTATGGAAAATATTCACAGGTAATAAGAAACCACAACAACTTTCAGCTGGTTTTGCCAGAGGTGTTCAGATGGGTCTTAAAATGTCTACTCAGGTTAAGAGAATTGGTTGTTCTAACCTAAAAACATTGATTGAAGGTAATAAGTTAGTCATTAATGATTTTGATACTATTTCAGAATTGACTACTTTTGTTGCTAGCAAGAGTTCTTTTGCCGCTGAAGAAGATGCCAATGACGATATGGTGATGGGTTTGGTCATGTTCTCTTGGGCAACCACTCAGAAATACTTTAGAGAAATTGTGGCTCATGATGTCCGTAAGCAACTTCAACTGGAAACAATGAATCAATATGATGAAGAAACCTTACCGGCACCTATTATTGAAGATGGATTAGAGCATAGTTTTATGGTGGAAGGTGGAGATGTGTGGGAAAAAGCAGATTCCGGTGAAACTTATGCAGGTTATATCAGAGAATTACACCGATAATCTCTAAATATGGCCTTTCATAAATATCCGTATGGTATCATAACTGCCAAAATAATCATAATATCAAGGAGATAAAAAATGGCGTTTCAAATCTCTCCAGGCGTAAACGTTTCCGAAGTCGACTTAACAACAGTCGTTCCTTCGGTACTAACTACTGCCGGTGCCTTTGCTGGAAATTTTCAATGGGGTCCAGTAAATAAACGAATTTTAGTTGATTCCGAAATTACCTTAGCAAAAATATTTGGTAATCCAGATTCTAACACTTATGTTTCATTTTTTACCGCAGCTTCTTTCTTAGCTTATGGTAACAATCTTCAAGTTGTTCGTTCAGCCAACAATGCTTCATACAATGCTGACGCAAACACAACAGGCAACAACATTCAAGTTGCTAATGAAGATGTATTTCAAGCTACTTACTTAACAAGTAATAATAATAACGCCTATGGTGCTTTCATGGCTCGTTATCCAGGTGCTTTAGGTAACTCACTAACCATTTCTTTGGTTGATACCGCTTCTTATTCCGCTTCTTGGAATATTGGTGGCGTAACAATCTCTGGATATGTAAATGGCGCTCCTGGTACTTCTACACAAGCTGCAGCTGCCGGCGCAGCAAACGATGAAGTTCATATTGTTGTGATGGATACTGGTGGTCTATTTACTGGTGCTAAAAATACCGTATTAGAAGTATTTCCGTATTTGTCTAAAGGTTTAAATGCAACCGATTCTTTGGGCAACTCAAACTACTATAAGAATTATATTTTCAATAATTCTAAGTATATCTACGCAGTTGATCCAGTAAGTTATGCAACAACTTCTTCTACTTGGGGTCAACCACTTGCCAATACAAGTTATGCCACAGTTTCTACTGCACAGACATTTACTTTAGGTTCTGGTTCAGATGCAGCAACTGTTGACGGCGACCGTATTACTTCTTATGGCCAGTTTACTAATGCCGATGCTGTTAATATTTCATTGGTAATGACTGGTGGCCATAGCACAACAGTTCAACAATATGTAATTGATAATATTGCTAACTCTCGTAAAGATTGTGTAGCGTTTGTATCACCTCCATCTTCTGCTGTTGTTAACCAGTCTGGTAGTGAAGTTACCAACATTCAAAGTTGGAACACTTCATTGGCTCGTTCTACTTCTTACGCAGTTGCTGATTGTGGTTGGAAGTATATGTTCGACAAGTATAACAACACCTATCGTTGGGTACCATTGAACGGTGATACTGCTGGTCTTTGTGTATACACCGATTCAGTTCGTGATCCATGGTTCTCACCTGCTGGTTACAACCGTGGTAATCTGAAGAATGTTGTTAAATTGGCATGGAATCCAAATCAGACTCAACGTGATTCGTTGTATTCTATTGGTATCAATCCAGTTGTAACATTCCCATCTAACGGAACAATCCTTTATGGTGATAAGACACTACAAGCTAAACCATCAGCATTTGACCGTATCAACGTTCGTAGATTGTTTATTGTATTAGAGAAAACAATTGCTCAAGCTGCTAAGTATTCATTGTTTGAATTTAACGATTCATTCACACAAGCACAGTTTGTTGCTCTTGTAACTCCATTCCTTCGTGATGTTCAAGGTCGCCGTGGTATCTATGACTTTAAAGTAGTTTGTGATTCTACAAACAACACTCCACAAGTTGTTGATTCTAATCAGTTTGTTGGTGATATCTATGTCAAACCTGCTCGTTCAATTAACTTTATCCAGTTGAACTTTGTTGCTGTAAGAACAGGTGTTGACTTTACTGAAGTCGTTGGCCAGTTCTAATAAATAAACAAGGATATAGGAGAAAACAATGACATTCAATGTAGCAGAATTTAGAGCAAATATGATTGGTGACGGTGCTCGTCCCAATCTATTTCAAGTGACTCTAACATTACCACAGTTTGCTAATAATGCAACCGCTGCAGGTCAAAAATTGCAATTTATGGCAAAAGCATCACAGTTACCAGGTTCAACCGTTGGTCAAGTTCCAGTTTACTACTTTGGTCGTGAAATGAAATTTGCCGGTAATCGTACCTTTGCTGACTGGACATTACAGATTATTAACGATGAAGATTTCTTGATTCGCAATTCTATGGAATCTTGGATGAGTGCTCTTAATAGTCACGCAGGCAATGTTCGCAGTGCTTCGGCAACAAGTCCAACAAGTTATACAGTTGATGCAACAGTTACTCAATATGGTAAAACTGGCTCAGCAATTAACACATATAAGTTTGTTGGTATGTTCCCGTTAGATGTAGCGCCAATTGATTTAGATTGGAGTTCAAATGATACTATTGAAGAATACTCAGTAACATTTGCATACCAATACTGGACAAATACTGCATCAACAGACGCTTAATTATTTTATTAGAGAGGACTTTGGTCCTCTCATTATGTTTTTTTGAATTGGATATAACACAATATGGCAGCTAATAAATTCTCTCTTTTTGGTTTTACAATTGCACGGAAGCAGGCCAATGATGACCAAGCTGTGCAACAATCTTTTTCGCCTCCATCAAATGACGATGGCGCTTTAACGATTACCTCAGCAGCATATTATGGAACATATGTTGACTTAGACGGTACTGCCAAAAATGAAGTAGAACTTATCTCTCGTTACCGTGAAATGGCTATGCAGCCAGAAATTGAATCAGCGATTGACGATATCGTTGGTGAAGCTATTTGCCAAGATGACGATGGCAAAATTATTCAAATTGTTCTGGATGATTTAAAGCAACCAGAAAAAATCAAAAAAGCCATTAAAGACGAATTCTCTACGATTCTTCGTATGCTGAATTACAACAACATGGCACAAGATATTTTCCGTAGATACTATGTTGATGGTAAGATGTATTACCACATCATTATTGACCGTGAAAATCCTACTCAAGGCATTAAAGAACTTCGTTATATTGATCCACGCAAACTTCGTAAAGTGCGTGAAATGAAAAAGAAAAAAGATGAACGCACTGGTGTGGAGGTAATGAACGTTGTTAACGAATATTATATTTTCAATGATAAGGTTACTACTGGTTCTTCATCTAATTTTGGACCAGTTGGTGTTCGTATTACCACAGATTCTATTATTTCCGTTGTGTCTGGTCTTATGGATTCTCGTAGAGCTGTCGTATTGTCTTATCTTCATAAGGCTATAAAACCACTCAACCAGTTAAGGATGATTGAAGATGCTACTGTCATCTATCGTATTAGCCGTGCCCCTGAGCGCCGTATTTTTTACATTGATGTGGGTAATCTACCTAAATTAAAGGCAGAACAATACCTCCGTGATATTATGGTAAAGTACAAGAACAAACTTGTATACGATGCCAACACAGGTGAAGTTCGTGATGACCGTAAATTCTTGTCTATGATGGAAGATTTTTGGTTGCCACGCCGTGAAGGTGGAAAAGGTACCGAGATTTCTACATTACCTGGTGGTCAAAACCTTGGAGAGTTAGAAGATGTTAAGTATTTTGAAAAGAAACTATACAAGGCCTTGAATGTGCCAGTTTCTCGTTTAAATCCAGAATCGGCAGGTTTTACTCTTGGTCGTACCAATGAGATTACCCGTGACGAATTAAAGTTTGCTAAATTTGTTGACCGTTTACGTAATAAGTTTGCTGAGTTATTTGACCAAGCATTGAGAGTTCAATGTGTCCTCAAAGGTATTTGTACCAATGAAGAATGGAACGAATTCAAAGAACATATCTATTATGACTTTATTAAAGATAATAACTTTACTGAATTAAAAGATGCGGAATTAATGAAGGAACGCCTTGGATTGTTAAGTCAGGTTGATCCTTATACAGGTCGTTATTTTTCTCAAGCTTGGATTCAGCGTCAAGTTTTACGCTTGACCGATGACCAAATCAAAGAAATGCAATCTGAAATTGATGAAGAAAAAGAAATGGGTCTTGGTTTACCAGTTGGTGTAGGTAATGAAGTGGCACAACAGATGATGATGTCTAATGTACCAAAACAACCTGAAGGTCCAGCTGGTGATGAAGAAGATGAAGCAGATGAATAGATTTATTATAAATATTTGAATACTTTAGGAGAAAATGATGCCGGATTACTCAACTCGCAATATTATTGATTACGCCATGGATGATAATGGTGTAGAATTTCGTAACGCTTTGTATGACAATATTCATGCAAAAGTATCAGCTCATTTTGAGTTGGCCAAACAAAACATGGCTCAAAATATGTTGGCTGATGAAGAAACACAAGAAGAACAAGAAGAACAACAAGCTTCGGAAGATTCTGGCCAAGAATAACTTACATAAATATGTAACTATAAACACAGGATAAAAGATGGCAAACAAATTTACATATCAAGTATTGAGAGATACAACAACAGACGCTATTATTAAATTAACAGGTCAGTTTGATGGTACTTCAGGAAATGAAGCAAACAATGCTCGTATTCAAGCAAATACTTTGTATGGTGCTTTGGATGCAAATAGTGTGCCATTAAGAAGTTCTTTAAGTGTTAGCAATACTGCGTTACCTTATTATAATTTACAAGTAACTGGAGCACAATACTACGTAAGTATGGGAACTTCAACTCCTCCTGGTTCCGTTGAATTATTTTGGGCAGGTAACACCACATCAAACAATGCAACTATCTTCTATTTGAACGGTAACGGTGAATTTGGTAGCCAACAAAATCCTGCTATTCCAAATAACGCTATCAATCCAAATGGAAATTTAGGAATTAATACTTACGGCGTAACTGCAAATACAGCATATACTTTAATTGTATCGTTAAGAAAAGACAACGCACATTATCAACGTGGTCAGTTTAATGATCCTGCTGCATTTAACTATGGTTCGTATGCTATTACTGGCGTTAAGCAGTAATAATGTTAACCTTCAAAGAGTTTCTGCTAAATGAAGGCGTAGTTCAAAAAATTGGCAGAAAAAGAATTGTTAGAGTTCGTGTAAGAAAAGGTAAGATACAAAGAAACAAAACTTTTTCTAACCAGCCAGGTTGGACAATTCGTAGTGGAAAATTAGTTCGTATGTCTTATCGTGAACGTAGAGATAGACAGTTAAGTGCTAAAAGAAGTAAATTTAAAAGGTTGGCTAAAATTAAGCAAACAATTAGAAAAAGAAAAACATCTTTAAGAAAAAGAGGCGCATTAGGAATATGAAACTCATCAAAGAAATTCAAGAAACGGTAAATTATATTACCGAAGGCGCAGACGGCAAAAAAGAACTCTTTATTGAAGGTCCTTTCCTTGTTTCTGAAAAGAAAAACAAGAACGGTCGTCTATACGAATACAATACGATGAAGAAAGAAGTTCATCGTTATACAGAAGAATACATTAATAAAAACCGTGCTTTTGGTGAATTAGGTCATCCTGAAACACCAACCATCAATCTAGACCGAGTATCTCATCTTATCGTAGGACTCAGAGAAGATGGTACACAATGGATTGGTAAAGCAAAAATTCTAGACACACCTATGGGTCAAATCGCTCGTCAATTGATTGAAGGTGGCGCCCAATTAGGTGTTTCTTCTAGAGGTATGGGTTCATTGAAAAATGTTAACGGTGTTAATGTTGTTCAGAACGATTTTTATCTAGCCACAGCGGCAGATATTGTAGCAGATCCTTCTGCGCCTGGAGCGTTTGTTCAAGGCATTATGGAAGGAAAAGAATGGGTATTAATAAATGGTGTTTGGACAGAACAAGATATCTCATATGCTAAGGCTCAAATTAAACAAGCCTCCAGAAAAGATATTGAATCTGTAAGTCTACGCATTTGGGAAAACCTAGTCAAAAAACTTTAATTATAAATATCCAATATAAATCAAGGAGATTTTCAAAATGGGAAATTTTAACCTGTCCGATGCCGCTAAGTCAATCTTGCTAGGCGAGGATTCCAAGTCAACTTTTGATGCCAATATCGCTTCCAAAAAAGGTCAGCGTGGCTCAGATAAACATCCACACGGTGAAGTTGGTGCAGACCGTTTAGCATCTAAGACCGCTTACGGTACTAATGATGCTGGCGAAATTGGCCAATCACCAGAACGTGCTTTGACAGACGAACTGCCTAATTACACTAAAGGTGTTCCATCAGCAACTCCTCCAGGTGCTACTCCTCCTGTTGGTTCAGAAAAAGATGGTGTAGGCGCTACTAAGGCAACTGGTCCACAAGATTCTATGGGTCGTTCCGATATTGCTAATCCAGTTAAATCTGATGCAACACCATACGAAGCAATTCGTGACCGTATTGCTGGTAAATTAGCACCACAAATGATGCAAAAGAATCCAGGCGCTACATTCCAGTCTTATGGCGAAGAAACAGAAGCCGATGACACAGTAATTTCCGAAGAGGAAGAAGAAAAAATGATGAAGAAAAAAATGATGCAAGACAAAATGAAAGAAAAGATGAAAGAAGATATTGATGCTCTTTTGTCTGGCGAAAATCTTTCTGAAGAATTTGTCACCAAAGCATCTACCATTTTTGAAGCTGCCGTTATTGCTCGTGCAGAAGAAGTTATTGCCGAATCTGAGCAAGAGTTGATGGAACAATTTGAAGTTGCCGTAGAACAAATTAAAGAAGATATGGCTGCTAAGGTTGACGATTACCTCAACTACATGGTAGAAGAATGGATTAAAGATAATCAAATTGCTGTTGAGTCTGGTCTCCGTGCTGAAATTGCTGAAGATTTCATGGCTGGTCTCCGTGATTTGTTTGTTGAACACTACATCGACGTTCCATCTGAGAAAATTGATATTGCTGAAGAATTAGCTGCTAAAGTAGAAGAATTAGAAGCTGCTTTGAATGAGCAAATCAACAAAGGTATTGAACTTACAAAAGATTTGAACGAACAGAAAAAAATTGAGGCTATCTACACAGCGTGTGAAGGCCTGACGCAGACTCAAGTAGAGAAATTAAAAGCACTTGCAGAAGGTGTGGATTTTACTACTGAACAAGAATTTGTAACTAAACTTGACACTTTGAAAGAATCATATTTCAAAGCGGATGTTAAGGTTGCAGACGCATCTGCTTTTGAAGAAGTGTTAGTTGAAGATGAGAAAAAACAAGTTTTCGCTGATCCTTCAATGGAAGTATATGCAAAAACCATTTCACAAACTTTGGTTAAGTAATTAACCCCAATACATAAAAAAAAGGAATAAAAATGTATTTGACAGAAGAACTACAAAAGAAATGGCAACCTGTTCTGGAGCATCCAGAATTAGAAGCCATTAAAGACCCATACAAGAAAGCTGTTACAGCTCTTGTTTTGGAAAACCAACACCAAGCAATGGCTAAAGACCGTCAGGCTTTGATGGAGACCAGCGATACAGGTCCTACAAACGTTACTGGTGGTGTTCAGAACTTCGACCCAATCTTGATTTCTTTGGTTCGCCGTTCATTGCCTAACCTCATCGCTTATGATGTTGCTGGCGTTCAACCAATGACTGGTCCTACAGGCTTGATTTTTGCAATGCGTGCTCGTTACGCTAACCAAACTGGTTCTGAGGCATTCTACAACGAAGCAAACACAATTTTCTCTGGTCAATCCTCTGCAAATGGTGGCTTCAACAACTACGGTTTTGCTGGTAACTCCGGTACAGATACATCTAACAATGCTATCTCTAACGAAGCAGCTAACTCATTCACAACTGGTATTGGTATCCAAACAGCTTCTGCTGAATATTTGGGTGCTGACTCTGCTAACGTGTTCCAACAGATGGCATTCTCTATTGAGAAAGTTACTGTAACTGCACAAAGCCGTGCCTTGAAAGCTGAATACTCATTAGAACTCGCACAAGACTTGAAAGCAATTCATGGTCTTGATGCAGAAACAGAATTGTCTAACATTCTGTCTACTGAGATTCTTGCTGAAATCAACCGTGAAGTTATCCGTACCATTTATAGCTCTGCTGTTTTGGGTGCTCAATACGGTACAACAACTGCTGGTTATTTCGACTTAGATACAGACTCCAATGGTCGTTGGTCTGTTGAGCGTTTCAAAGGTTTGATTTTCCAAATCGAGCGTGACGCTAACGTGATTGCCAAGCAAACTCGTAGAGGTAAAGGTAACGTATTGATTGTTTCATCTGACGTAGCATCTGCAATGGCTATGGCTGGTGTTCTTTCTTACACTCCTGCTCTTCAAGCTGACCTCCAAGTTGACGATACTGGCAATACATTTGCTGGTTTGTTACATGGTCGTATCAAGGTTTACATTGACCCATACTTTGGTGGCTATGCTGCTAACCAAGAGTTGGTAACAGTTGGTTATAAAGGTTCTTCTCCTTATGACGCTGGTTTGTTCTATTGCCCATACGTTCCATTACAAATGGTTCGTGCAGTAGACCAATTTACATTCCAACCAAAGATTGGTTTCAAGACTCGTTACGGTATGGTTGCAAACCCATTTGCTCAAGGTTTAAACCCAAGCAATGGTATTCTGACACCACGCAGCAACGTTTATTACAGGATTTTTGGTGTCAAAAACCTCATGTGATAAAAATCACCGTAGAGTGATATTTGAGAGAGACCGCTTCGGCGGTCTCTTTTTTTATGGCCTAAATATCCGTATGACAGCACTAACCAGACAGCCACAGAATACCAATCTCCTCCAACCGACAAAGTTTATAATGACTTTTGCGAGGATACCTACGGTTCAATACTTCTGCCAAGCGGTAAATATACCAGGGGTTCAACTAGGACAGGCCCCATTGAATTTTCCCGGTGTAGATGTATATGCACCTGGTAATAAGATGATGTATAATCAATTAGCATTGACTTTTACTGTTGATGAGAAGATGCAAAACTGGCAAGAAATACATGGTTGGTTCCGTTCCATCGCATCTCCAGAAGGCACGGATGAAAGAAATAGGTTATCATCACAACAGAATCCTACCAAAACTAGAGGTCCTAAAGCCTATTCTGATGCCACCTTGACAGTTCTTTCGGCATTGAATAACCCATTGTTTCGTGTTCACTATATCAATTGTTTCCCTATCTCTCTTTCGGATATTATGTTTGATACCAAGCAATCCGCAGATGATATTATTACCGCCGATGGTGTATTCATGTTTGATTATTTTAATTTTGAAACCGCTTGACATTTATTAAGGTCTGTGTTATTATACAGATTTAAGCATTACATTTTTGAGTATATTATGGAAAATCTAGAACAAGTATTAAAGCATTGGGAAAAAGATACAGTTATTGACCAGACAGAACCTGGAAAAGAATTGTTAAAGATTCCTACTCTACATAACAAATACCTCAGTATTCTTACCAAACACAAGATTGCTTCAAAGAAAGCACATTTTGATTATCTTCGTATGCGTAAGGTTCGGTTGGATTATTATGCCGGAAGATTAAGCCAAGATGAGTTGGCAGAATACGGATGGGAACCTTTTCAGTTTGTGTTAAAGACTGATATTAATGCCTACTTAGAAGCTGACGACCATCTCATTAAGTTATTAGAGAAAAAAGTATACCATGAAGAAACGGTATCTGTTTTAGAGTCCATTATGTCCGAATTGAAATCTAGAACTTTTCAATTGCGTGACTTTATTGGATGGGAAAGATTCATTGGCGGACAGTAATTTAATAATCTCCAAGAAAGATGAAGTATATGCTAAGATAACTTGTGAAAAATCTATAGCAAAAGAACTACATGAATATTTTTCGTTCCTAGTTCCAGGATATCAATTTGTTCCGGCATATAGAAACAGAATGTGGAATGGTAAAATATATCTTTATCATTTAAATACTTCTCAAATATACCTTGGTCTCTTAAATTATGTGGAACAGTTTTGTGAAGAAAGAGAATATACTTTTGAGTATGAAGGTGGCGTAGATGTTGAAGATGAATATTCATTATATCATGCCAAAAAATTTATAGAATCATTAAATATTCACTCCCGTGGTGAACCTATTGAAGTACGAGAACACCAAATAGATGCATACATTCATGCCATGCAAAAACGCCGAGCGTTGTTATTATCACCAACAGCATCTGGCAAATCACTCATCATTTATCTTATATTCAGACAGTTATTTCAGTATCAAAATTTAAAAGGTTTGATTATTGTTCCAACCACTTCTTTGGTTGAACAGTTGGCATCAGACTTTGGTGATTATAATGACGGCACAATGGAACAATATGTACACAAAATTTATCAAGGCAAAGATAAGAACACAGACAAACCACTAACTATCTCCACATGGCAGTCTTTGTATAAAATGCCAAAAGAATATTTTGAACAGTTTGATTATGTTATTGGTGATGAAGCTCACAACTTTAAAGCACAATCACTTACTACAATTATGACTAGCTTAATTAATGCCAAATATCGGATAGGATTAACAGGAACATTGCCAAATTGATCTACTTGAAGGTACTGAATCTTATAAATAAGTTATGGACTACAAAAAAATATATCATAATATTATAAAAAAATCTATATTGGAAAATAGAAATATTTCTAATGGTGTTTATTATGAAAAACATCATATATTACCAAAATCATTAGGTGGAAATAATAGTAAAAATAATATTGTTTTACTTACGGCAAGAGAACATTTTATTTGCCATTGGTTGTTGTGGAAATTCACTGAAGGAAAAAACAAAATAAAAATGGGTCACGCTTTCGGATTAATGAGATATCACGATTCCAACAATAGATATTATAATTCTGTTGGTTATGAAGTGGCGAGAAAGGCTCATGCCTTTTCAGCTAGTTTATTACACAAAGGAAAAAAATTATCAGAGAAAGAACTAAAACGAATGTCTGATAACAATCCAAATGCTAAGGAAATAACAATAAATGGTATATCATACAGTAGCAGAAAAGAAGCAATTATAAGTTTAAAAACAACAAAAAGAAGGCTTTATAAATTTCTAAACAATGAAATTACATTTGAACAAATGATTTATGATGGTAGATATTCACACAATGAAAACACCAAATTAAAAATAGGCAAGTGGTCTAAAGGAAAAACCTATGAGGAGTTATATGGTACAAAAAAAGCTTTAGATTTAAAAGAAAAAAGAAGATTATCCAAGAAAAATAAAAGACTTTCACAAGAAACTAAGACAAAAATTAGTCAATCTCATTTAAAAAGAAAAACAAATGTCTAATTTTAAAACGCATAAACTTGTATTAGAAGGTTTATTTGGTCCAGTTAAAAAAGTAATCTCAACCAAAGAATTGATTGACGATAATAAGTTGGCTAAATTTGAAATTAAATGCCTCGTATTAAAACATACCGATGAAGAATCTAAAACAGTTAAAGGCATGACTTATGCTGAAGAAATTGGTTACTTAATTTCACATGAGGCAAGAAATAAATTTGTTAAAAATCTTGCAGTTAGCTTAGGTAAAAATACTTTAGTGTTGTATCAAATGGTTGACAAGCATGGTAGAATCCTGTATGATATGATAAAGGATACAGAGAAGATTGGCAACAGAAAAGTATTCTTTGTTCATGGTGGAACGGACACCACGGATCGTGAAGATATTAGAAAAATTATGGAGATAGAAAACAATGCTATTATTGTGGCTAGTTTTGGGACTTTTTCTACTGGAATTAACATTAGGAATCTGCATAACATTATTTTTGCAATGCCGACTAAATCGAGCATACGAACTTTGCAAAGCATTGGAAGAGGCTTACGACAAAGTGAAGGTAAAGAAATAGCAACACTATATGATATATCAGATGACCTACGGGTTGGCAAGCACATGAATTACACTTTGAAACATCTATTGGATAGAACTAAGATATATAATGAAGAGCAGTTCCCATTTAAAATATACAAAATAGGACTAAAAAATGCCTGAGTATAAAACACAAATTATTAAATTACAGAATGGGGAAGATTTGATTGCCAATGTTGTTATGAGTGGTATGGATCATTACATCCTTGAAGAACCTATGGAATTTGCCATTGATACCCGTAATCCAAATAATGCCGGTCTAATTATGCGCCATTGGTTACCTGTGCAATTGATTAAAAAGAACTCGATTGAAATACATTCTAAAGATATTCTTTCTATGATTGAACCTGAGGATGAATTCTGTGAATACTATGTTAATACGGTATATAAGATTAAAGAATTGTTAAAGGCCAAAGAAATTATCTCTGAGATGGATGATGAAGAATTAGGTAATATGATTAATGAATTTGAGGAGTTAGAACAGCATGGAAATACATTACATTAATACTTTCAACCAAGGACATACTCGATACTAACGGTCTGTCAAGCGATTGTCAATAACTATTATGGTAAATATGAATACACCAACACCTAAATTAACCAAGAAACCAAAACAATACGTCAACAATGCAGACTTTCTACAAGCTCTTGTTGATTATAAAGAGGGTTGTAAGTTAGCGAAGAAGAATAAAACTAACCCACCTCCTATTCCAAACTACATTGGAGAGTGTTTCATGAAGATAGCGGAAGGTCTATCTCATAAACCCAACTTCATTAACTACACCTATCGTGATGAAATGATTTCAGATGGTATTGAAAACTGTCTAATGTATTTTGATAACTTTGACCCAACCAAATCAAAGAATCCATTTGCTTACTTTACTCAAATCATTTATTTTGCCTTTTTACGAAGAATTCAAAAAGAAAAGAAACAGACTTATGTGAAGTATAAGGCAACAGAACAGATGGGTATTTTGGATGAAATGGAAATGCTTGAATTAGAAGATGGTACGACAAGACAGTTTGAACTCTATGATAATATTGCCGAATTTATTGGCAACTATGAAGAAGCAAGAGAAAAGAAAAAAGAGGCAAACAAGCCCAAAGGTATTGAAAAGTTTCTAGAGGAATGATATAATGTATAAATTGAGTTATTATTTGACTGGTGGATCCGTAAGATTTAAGTCTTTTGAAACACTACATGAAGCAATTGAATTTTCACGTAACTTAAAACCTATTGATTCGGTAATTGAAATTAAACAGTATGACAATGTTGACAACAAAAAGCCAGACAGAAACTAAAATATTTTTGCAAGGTATATTATGAAAGTTTGTATTTTAGGTGATGTTCATTTTGGCATGAGGAATGATTCCATTTCTTTTTTAGATTATGGTGAAAAATTCTATAAAGAAACTTTTTTTCCATATTTAATTCAAAACAACATCAAAACCATTATTCAATTGGGCGACTTTTTTGACCGTAGAAAATATATCAATTTTCATACATTAAGCCGAACCAAAGAAATGTTTTTAAATAAGTTGGTTGAATATAATATTCAAATGATTGTATTAGCAGGAAACCATGACACCTATCACAAAAATACTAACGATATTAATTCATTGGATTTGTTGCTTCGAGAATATGGTAACATTACTGTAATTGATTCCCCACAAACTATACACTTAGATTATGATAATGTTGGTTCAGATGTTTGTGTAATACCTTGGATTTGTGCAGAAAATTATCAAAAATGTTTATCTGAAATAGAAAATACTTCTGCCAATTTGTGCATAGGACACTTTGAAATTGCTGGATTTGCCATGCATCGTGGAATGGCAAATTATGAAGGCCTTGACCGAAAAATATTTAGTAAGTTTGATATTGTTTTTTCTGGTCATTATCATCATAGGTCCAAACAAGATAATATTGTTTATGTTGGTACACCTATGGAAATGACATGGCAAGATTTCAATGACACACGGGGTTTTCACCTTTTCAACCTTGACGATTACACTCTTGAGTTTATTCCTAATCCTAATGTAATGTTCCACAAAATTCCTTATAATGATAAAGAGAGTAGTATTACTGAAATTACCAATTTAGATTTAAACAAATATGCCGGAACTTATGTTAAAGTTGTGGTAATTAACAAAACAAATCCACATCTGTTTGACCGATTCATGGAAAATCTTTACAAGGTTAATCCAATTGATATTACCATTGCCGAGGACTTTACAGACTTGACAGAAGGTGTAGATGATGATATAATTAATGAAGCAGAAGATACAATCACAATCATTAATAAGTTTGTAGATGGTATTTCAGAAGAACATATTGATAATGATAAGCTAAAAACGGTATTGAAAGAACTATACGTTGAGGCATTAAATTTGGAACAAGCGTGAGCATTGAATTTCATAAAAAACTAGAACCGTCTGGATGGGAGTGCCATTGTTTTGGTGCTAAAGGTGTTGAAGGTATTATTTGGGAACCATCTGAAGGTAGAGTGCCAAATTGGTTCTGGCGTAAGATGCAATATCTTATCTTAGGCAATCGTTGGGTAAAAATTAAACAATGATTAAAGGATACCTTTACGGATATTTTTACCGAATTGTGATGAAACTATCTCATAAGTTTAATTGGCATCACATGAAACCTAATACACATTTGGAAAAGGGTAAAATTCATTTGTGGTGTCATTGGTGTGGTATCAGAAGTGTCAAAACAAACATTGAAGAAGTAATTTCAATAAGAAAGTCAAGTGATAAGATTTCAAAAAGTATGGTGGAAAAGTAATAATTAAACTTTCTTCCATTGTTTGTGATGAGATTGTTTGCCTTGTAACACTCTAGTTATTGCCGAATGATGTAGATTATTATCAATACAAAATTTTCTCATATTGTGTATATTAATAATTTCGTTGTTTGGTGAAAGTAGTTGCCAGTCTTTGGCTTTGTGTTCCGATAAAATTTGTTTTACTTCATCAGTAAATGTTTTTCCTTGAAAGTTTTTGTTACCTTTCAATTTATTGGATATTTTATTTTTGGTTTCTTTTGTGAAGGTTCTACCTAAAGCAGATTTGGATATTTTTTGAATATGTTCTGTAGTAAGTTTTTTGCCTAACTTTTTTTCTCTCATTCTTTGTCTTGTTTCTGGTGTTGGAGAAAAACCTAAAGTTCCTTGGCCACCTTCAGTTAGATTGTAACCTTTTTCTGGATTATTAGATTGGTATTGTTGTATAAATGAAGATTCTGCCACTTTGTAAGCAAATTCAGCATCTTCCGTTTCTAGTAAAATTTGTGAATTGAAGTTATTCCAACCGTGTTTTTTGATTGCTTTTGATATTAGGTAATTATTATATGTGCCTTTATGTTCTCGCATCCTTTTGGTGTAATTATTTGTTACACCAATATACACTTTACTATTGACTTTATTGGTTAAAAGGTATATAATATACATGGTTATCTCTTTACTTGTTGTAGTTTATTAATATTTATAAAAATGATTATTTTCAAAACTATCCGATGGAAAAACATATTATCTACGGGTAACAGTTTTACTGAAATCCGATTAGACAAATCTCCCAATACACTCATTGTTGGCAATAACGGTGCAGGCAAATCTACTTTATTGGATGCTATTTGTTTTGGTTTGTTCGGTAAACCGTTCAGAAAAATAAACAAACCTAATTTATTGAACAGTATTAATAACCAATCCGGCGTTGTGGAGATTGAATTCCTTATTGGCAAAAAAGAATATAAAGTAGTTCGTGGTATTAAACCAAATACATTTGAGATTTTTCAAAATGGCGTATTGTTAAATCAAGATGCGGCATCAAAAGATTACCAAGAACACCTAGAGAAGTTCATTCTCAAATTAAATTAT